TTGTGAATAATATTTGAAAACCACAACTTTATACATTACGTTAGGTCTGTCTTTTTTATTAGCAAACCACAATTTAAACTGCATACCACGTGCTATAACTTCATCACCGACACGCATACTATAACTGCTAGTGCCTGTATTATTATCTGAAATACCTTGTCTGGTATATAATAAATTAGTTGTTAAATATTGTGTATTATGATTAATATCGTTATTCTCTGAAATTTGGTGAGTATTTTTAGTTTCTGCATTTTTGAGACTAACTGATTTTATTAATTTAACTAATGAACGTTTTTTTGCACTTCGTATAGCACGTTTCTTAAAGCTCCCACGCTTGCGGGTATATGAGCCTTTACGCGACTTGTATTTATAACCTGCCATTTCTTTATATCTATTTTTTAGCGAGAAAATAATTTTAGGAAGATTTTCCCTTTTCCTTTTTTCCTTGGGAAAATATTTGGGAAAACATAAAAACAAACAAAATTTTTGATGGATAATATTTATATTTGATTTATCTTTAAGTAGAATTTAATTAACATCTGATTAAAAATCCTCTCATAGCGCTCGCTTTAAGCTCGCTTTATATGATAAACAGTAGTATTAAGAACAGTATCGCTCTCACGCCGAGCGAGCAGGCGGGCTACGCCGACAGTCCATCCATTTCCTGAAATAAATCACCGTAAAAGTTCTTTAACCCCATTGCTTTTCTCCAAATTTTGTCATACGTTTGTTTTTTCTGTTTGCTAGGGTCTTTCTTATCACCTAGCATATACTTTTGAGTTTTACCTATATCTCTCTCTGACCTGAACGCATAATCGATATTACACACCATATTCTTAAATACTCGTCCAACATCTCGCTTAACGTGGGAAGTCTTGTATGTGTCTTTGTTAATAAGTAAATGTGCGTGCATACCATCGCCTTGCTCTTTATATTTCTCATTAGGTTCCCCGTCAAACCGTTGTTCTAATACATATAAATATTTTTTTATAAATTTAAACTTCGTTAGTTTCTCCAAATATTTAATTAATTCATATACATCAACTGACTTTTGCGGAGAAAACGTAATAAACATTATTTTACCTGTTTTTAAGTCTTCCATTTCTTCCTGCTTCTCTTTTAATGAAGCTAAATCTGGTAATATCTTTGCTAATTCTTCAGGAGTTGAATAATCTATAATATCACTATAATACTTTGTATATTTATTTTGAATAACTTTTAACAAAGCATCTTTTTTAATTTTTTCTACCTGTTTTAAAAATGCGGTTTTTTCTCGAATTTTCTTATCATTCTCAAACTGACTTTCAGTGTATATATATGTTTTTTTATCTTCTGCATCATAATATTCTTTACCTATATTATTTCTAAATGAATTAATCATTTCTTGTTCTACATCTGATAAATAATCACTACCTAATAAATCAATAACTTTTTGTATATCTTCCATATTCTATTATTAACATAGAAAATATTTTCCGGAAAAATCCGCGGGAAAAAATAAGGGAAAAAAATTCACTACGGAATTTTAAAAAATAAAACAAACGATACGATAGCATTACTCGTAATCTCTACCAAGAAAAGGAGATTACTCGCGATAATGTCCCCTATCGCCTCTCTATGTTTATCTAAGGGTCTTTAAAATAAAACTTACAATTTATAGCATAACTACCAACAGTATCTGTTGTAAGGGTACCATAACTATCGTAAGCCATAACGGCTATACCTATATCATATTTCATAGGTGTTCCACTATCATCTGCGATATATTTGACTTTTGTATTTTTTAATGGAATATAAATTTTAACATATTTATGTGCTTCTTTTTGTAATCCAGAAGTTGCACCTTGTTCTGCTCCGGTATTTGATATACCAACCTGTAAATTAAACATTTTTACTTTTAATATTTTAAATCTCTCTACGTCAATGTCGCGTATCATTAAATTTGATGAACCTTGCGATTTGAATATGGTTGTTGGTGGTGTAGATTGTGAATAATATTTGAAAACCACAACTTTATACATTACGTTAGGTCTGTCTTTTTTATTAGCAAACCACAATTTAAACTGCATACCACGTGCTATAACTTCATCACCGACACGCATACTATA